CAAGGATGGGTTGTGCAGCAATGTGCAATGCCTGAATCAGATCAGCGTGCCTGGCGTAGTGCGACAGGTTCAGCTGGGCGATCTCCGTCAGCGGTGGCTTGCTAAATAGCGTCCCCACCTTGTTTGAGTACGTCGTCACCATCGGGATGTCACGCAGGCTCGTAACCCCCTGCTCCACAATCTCCCACTTCTTGATGTCATCCTTCTCCTCCCATACTTCCCACTTGCCAGGTTCCAGCACCCTGATGCGGTTGCGGTACTCATTGCCAAAGCGACCCTTTGGCACGCTCACCACTTCCTTGATCCGCACCTGCTGCAGCTTGCCCGCATCCTTCCTCGGATCTTGCCGCCAGCCGATCACAGACCACGGGTCCACCTGCACGAAGTAAGGCTTGAGGTCGGCCTCAAACTGATCTTTCAGCGTGCGGATCTCCTTTGCATCAGGGAAGTCCACCAGCCAGCTGCTGTGCCCATAGGCCACGGATAGGAACAACTGGTTGCGCACAAACTCATCCAGATCCGTGCCCTGACGGTCGCAGTCAAGCCGCCATTCCTCCCAGAAGGTCTCGTCGCCACCCTCCAGGTGGATGGGCTTGCGCAGGATCAGACCTACAGCAGTGCGTGCCAGCCTGCCGAAGTAAGGGCTGAACACGCTGCGGCTGACGCGCCCGCGATAGGCATCATCCAGCTCCCTAGGTTGCTGCGGCAGATACCGATGGCAGTTGGTGCGCAGGTAACTGGTACCTTCTAGGCAGGCCCTAATCGGCTCCCACCACATCGCAAGCTGCCAGAAACTGGCATCTGGGATGCTCGGGTCTTCAGGGTCGCTGAACCCTGCCAGCGTTGTCGCATAGCCCTCGCTCAGATACGGGTATGGACCCACCTGCGGGCGGCTAAGTGGGTCGTGCGTTGTCATCACCAATCCGCCGCCGGTCTAAAGGGCAGTCTAGAAGCGCTATGAGACGCGGAAGCTGGAGCCACCTGTACGCCACGGCTTGATGCCACGAATCTGCCAACAGGCATAACCAAGTGCGTCCATCTGACCGCTCAGGTCATCAGGGCCACCATCTCCCTTCTCAGGCTGCTGCGTTGCCTTGTCATAAGCCTGCTGTTCGAGACCCTTGATCATGCCCTTGCAGTCAGGGTGAACAAACAGCTGACGGTCACCCTTGGCGTTCAGGATCAGCGTGTTCAGGCTCAACACCCGATCACGGATGAACGGGTTGGCTGATTGCGTCTGCAACCGCAGCCCAGCTTGCTTCATCAGACCGAAATCCGAGATGCCTGCGTTCTTGGTGCTTCTGCTCTGGCTACTGGCATCAGGGCAGACGATCAGCTGCCCGTGGTCGATCCAGGGCTGGTAGTGCTCGCGGATCCGCTCGATCACAGCAGGCGTGTCCCTGGCGATGTGCTCAGCGATGACGTGGATGCCATCAGCACGCTGGATGCAGACTGCCACCCAGCAACGATCCACGTTGAAGTCAACGCCAATCCATAGCGTGTCGCCTTCGGTTGGTTGGTTGATGTCTGACTTATTCAGCTCACGGTCGTATTCGGGGTAAACACTGGCCTGCGTCAAGTTGGTGAACTCGCCGTTGATGTAGCTGCGGAGCAGCGCTTCTGGGTAGTTCTCCTTCATCGAGTCGATAAAGTCAGCCGGCAAGTGTGGGTTGTCGGTGGACTTGGCGCGGTACAACGCACGATCGGTCTTATGTCCTTCTTCCACGAACAGGCTGTAAAGGATGCCAAAGCCCTCAGGCGTTGAGAACATCCCTAGCTGCCTGCGGTTACCTGCACGAAGGCGACCTAGGAACTTCTCAACAGCTCGCCTGGCAATTTCTGTCTTTGATGTGTCGATCTCGTCAGCGCCAATCCATGCAGCATTGGTGCCGATGATCCGCTGCCAGTTTTCCATGCTGCGACAGAGAACAGTGGCAGGGCCCATGGGCAGCAGCAGCTTGAACTCAGGCAATGGGCTGGCCCTGTATTCGAACGGGATGCCAAGTTCGGTCCAATAGTCCTCCAGGCTGCGAATCAACACGTCACGCACCAATGGGCCTGTTGGGGCGAAGAGGACGCCGATGCAGCCTGGGTTATCAAGGCTCATCAGTGTTGACCAGGCGCAGAGCGTGCGGGTCTTGCCGGCGCCATAGCCGGCTACAAAGCCAACGATGCGGTGGTCGGTGTCTTCGCAGATAGGCCGCTGGTAAGGCAACAACCCATCAAGCACTTGCTGGCGGATGGCCGCAGCCTCCTCTTCGTTGCCGGTGGTGGTGACTTCAGTCTGTTGCTTTGGCTCCAGCAGCAGGCCACCAGGGCAGGTATCAAGGATTGAAGGCACGCATTGCCTCCCTGGCGATGGCAGCTTCTAGCTGGGGCCTCTTGTCTTCGGTCAAATGAAAGCTGCTTACGGTCGCGCAAGCTGTGATGCCATCACGAGTAAGGCATACGCGGATGCAGTCGTCGTCCAGCTGCTCTAGGTCCATCACTTAGCGGCGAGGCCAGTGAGTTCAGCTTGAAGACGGATGGCGTTTAATGCCACTTGCATCTGGCCGCGACGTTCGGCTTGCTGACGGATGGAGCGGATGCCGCCAAGGAGTTCAGAAAGGAAGGCGGGACGCGCCATCTCGCAGTCTTTTTCGAGCATGTCATAGGCACGGGCGAGGTAGGTCTCGCACTGCCGCACGGTCAGCCCCCAGCCCTCCGAAGTCTCGCGAAGGATGTCCGAGCGAGAGCGTCCATCGCACAGCATCCCGTAAATGGTCTGCGTGCGGAAGAGTGATTCGACGTTGGTTGCCTTTTTACCCAACCGAAGAAAACGTGATGACTACAGGTTAAGTCTGCCTGCTTAGGACTAGGAGGTGGTGGTGATGCCGAGGGATGGATAGCGCAGCACGCCCCCTGCTTTCCCCATCAAGGGTCTTGTATGGCTTTCAGCCCATAATGAAAGCTGCTCGATGCAGTCAGGAAGAGGGTTGTTGCCCCACTGATCACCCATGGCGTCAGCGATGCCTTGATAGGTGCGCGAGCGCTCCTTCCAGCGATCAGGGGAAGGCGGGAGGTTGAGGATGCGCGACTCACGGCCTTCGGCGTAGCTGGTGGGCTTGAGCTTGGGCAGGTTATGAAGCCAGAGGCAGGTGGCCTTGACCTCACCGTGCCCGAACTGCCATGGCTGAATGATCTGATCGGGTTGACGGATCGCTGAGGAAATGACGCTGACAGGGTTTTCGATGCACCAGCGAGGGATGGGTGCATTCATCAGGAGGCGAACGAAATCAAGGGCTTGGAGGGTGAGGGTTGGGTCACGCTTGCCTGAGGTTGTGGCCCACATGCCACTGGTGGCGAGATAGGTGCAGGGAGGGTGAGCGACCATTAGATCCCAGCCTTGATCGAGGAGATTTTCAAGCGGCTCTTGGATGTGAAAGGCGGGATCCCGTTCACAGGGCAAGAGGTCGCAGGACCAAGCGTCGTGGCCATGGCTGCGGAAGGCGTCACGGACTCGGCCGCTGTATTCGCAGGCGACAAGCACACGCATGGGCAGGGCTAGGGGAGGCGGAGTTGGTCCTGCGGCGTGAGCTTGTTCATAGGGGAGTAACGGTGATGAGGGCGCCTTGGGGCTCATCACCTGAGCAATAACGCTTTGTCAGGTTCATGGTGACGATTTGGCGGTCGTCGTCGTAAACAATGCCTGTCATGGCGTCTTCGGTTGAGCGGACGAGCTTGGAGAGGTCGCCGTGCCGCCCTGATGTGTTGTGCTGTGGGGCCGAGGGTTTGACGCCCTTTTTGCCGATGTGAGCGACTGGTCTTTTGAACCTAAACACGATGGACAGGGACATAGGGGTAGTGGTGTCCCAGTCAGGTGGAAGGCAGGCGAGGGCTGCGTGTTTCACGTCTTGACGCCAGCTGCCCACGTTTTTCGAGGATTCAACCATGCGGCCATTTCCAACGTGCCTTTTCGACCCTTGCGGCGCCGCCAAGCCGTAAACCACAAAAGTGAGGCTGTTCACGAGAAGGAGATGCGACGGAAGCCAGCGACGCGCCGAGGGGTTGAGAAGGCATTGGTATCTGGGTTATCAGATTGAAGCCATTTGACAGCACCAGGGGGGAGGTCAATTTCGACGGACCACCAACGGTGGTTGCAG